CGTTGGGTGGCGTGCGAATAAAATTATGAAACTGTTGATAATCTTGATTTGGATTAGGTTGAATATATGGATAATTATTGTCTCTATCTTTTACATCACGGATGGTATATAACTCATTTACAGGTCTTAGTGAAATATCAATGACCAATTCATTATACTGCATAGCAATCAAAGGAAACGCTTGTTTAGATGTCATTGTGAACCATACATTGATAGGTATGTAAATCGTCTTACCGCGTATAGATGGTTCCGCGCCACCAGTAGACGAATTGTAATATGCGTTAGGATATACGTTTACTCTATTGGAATAATTTGACGGATCATTAAAATATGCTGTGTTACCAGTCATATCATTATGTAGTTTCTTTTTTGATTCACTAAAATCACGGTCAATCATAGCTACCAAATAATCTCCACTAATTCTCTGTAATATCGAACTTCCAGCTGACACAGTAATTTCTCTTATCATACGTGTACCTAAATCTTTGATCCATTTGAATTCATATGGTATCCAATTATTATTTTCTGGAGTAGGTGGATATATAGGGCTCCATATATGCGGAAGTTGTACAGCCAAATAACTGTCCATTAATAAGTCTCCATATCTTGGTACTTTAAATGTGAGATGTGTCGATTCAGTAATATTCATTGTTCGAAGACCTACAAAATCTAATCGGAACTTTTGTAATCCAAAGTTGGTGTATTTAGAATATACGAACTTGAAGAACGTTTTTTTTGGATTTCCATTTAAAATTATATTTTGATTTCCTACTGCTATTAAATTTAGTAAACCACCTGGCATTCTATTCTATTATATTAGGTATACAATAATATTTAAGCTTTTGAAAAAATAATATATTATAAAAAAATAATATCTTAATATAAGTATTCAAATGGATAGTGTTCAAAGTGCAAAAGTAGATGAATTAATAGCTAAAACAGGTGGTGTAAAAATGATTATATTTATCATGATTTTAATGATTGTATTAAGTGCTGCTTTATATGTGTATACCAAATCACGCTTTACGGCAAAGCAATGTGATAATATTAAAACATTATATGAAGATTTAGGTCGCCTACGGTCTTTGGACCCATCTGACCCAAATGTAGATGGGTTTTTACTTCGAGATTTTTATATAAAAACTGCCTACAATTGTTGTGCTCTCGGTAGCTTTAAAAATTCTTTCGTTAGTGATTGTATTCTAAAACAGGCAATTCGTCAAGGTGCGCGTTGTTTAGATTTTGAGATATATTCCATTGACGATAGTCCAGTTATTGCCGTATCAACCCAAGCGGATTATAATATCAAAGAATCATTTAATTATGTTAAATTTGGAGATGCCATGCAAATTGTGAACGATTATTGTTTCTCTGGATCGAATTGTCCTAATCCTAAGGACCCATTATTGCTCCATTTTAGAATTAAGAGTAATAATAGCAAGATGTACAAAAATATGACCGATGAATTGCTCATGAAACTAAAGACCAGATTACTCGGCAACGAGTATAATAATGAAAATCATGGAGAGAATTTAGGCAGCGTAGAAATTAATAAATTCATGGAAAAAGTCATTATTATTGTAGACAAGACTAACAACAAATACGAAAAAACAGAATTAGATGAATATGTTAACATTGCGAGTAATTCCATTTTCATGCGCGCCTTACGTGACTATGACGTGACCTTTACACCCGATCACAAAGAGCTTACTACTTTTAATAAGAAACATATGTCATTTACTATGCCTGATCTAAGTTCTGATATATCAAATATGAAATCGACATTACATATGAAATATGGATGTCAAATGGTTGGTATGTCTTATCAGATATACGATGATCAGTTGCAATATTATGAAACATTCTTCGCAAATAAAGGACATGCGTTTGTATTAAAACCCAAACCATTACGATATATTCCTGTTACTATTCAGAAACCTAAAGACCAAGATCCTAAGGTATCTTACGCAAATAGAGATGTCAAAGCAGACTATTACGGGTTCACTATTTAAATTATTATTTACATTCATGTAATCATAAATAATAATAAATTAGTATCAAATTTTAGTAACACATACCATCTTGTCCCATAGAAATGTTCAAATAGTTCAAATGATCGGATGTGCTGGTGCAATGTAGCGGAGCACATGAATTTGAACAAGTACTATCTTCAATATTGTTACATACAGTGTATTCGTCGTTGTTTTCTGAGAAATAAATTTCCTGAGAAATATGACGATAGCCTAAAAATTCTTCAGGAACATGTGGTACAATATCATGGTAATGTGTTACACGATATGATGTAAATTTATAATGAGTAAACATATTCGAGAATTCATCATTTCCGACTCGTGGTGAGCCGAATGTTATCAGTGAATATACGTTATAGTTGTATTGATAGTACTGTATATCAAATACCAACAACGTTGCAAGTGCCCCACCCAACGAATGACCAGTAACAAATACTACATTCGTATTGTATTTTTTGGTCATTCTATCTAAGATGGTATAAATATTTACACTCAAACTTGAAAACAAATTGTAGAATCCTTTTTCCACATATATTGATTCATCCTCGTAGGGAGAAACTTGCTTACATTGAATATTATCGATCCAATTTTGGATATTGGATGATCCACGAAACCCCACAAAAATAGCCTTGAATTCATTATTGAATCCAAAAATGACTTGCTCTCCATTTTGATTAATTTTTGCTTCATATGTATTGCTATCGTTGCATGTAATACAATCCCACATATTAGATTCATTTACACAATACGCAGCCTGTGATATATTCAATGACGTATGTATCTGGTCCATACTTTGACATTTTACTTGAATATTACAAAAAAAAGTGAAAAACATTGCTACTAATCCATAATAGAACATACTTAATTATACGTATGTTATATGTATATGTTTATATAGTTATTGCTCTTTTATTTTTTTTTTTTTTTTCGAAAAAGTATTTTGGGATTTTCAGAAAAACCAGAGAAAAATGGATCAAAAAAGTCGAAAAAAGTCTTTTTGCAAAAAAAAAAAAAAAATGAAAAAAACGGAAAAATGGACTCACTGCAAAAAGCTCTAAATCTCATTTTTGAAAAAAAAGTGGTAGACCAACGACTTTTTTTTTTCGTTTTTAAAATATGTGCATTTTTTGGTTTAGGCGAATTTTTATATAGCATTATTATATGATTAATGCTACTCAAAATTCGCCAAAATTCGCCAATAAATATTCCTGTCAAAAATGTAACTATTCATGCTCTAAGAAAAGTGATTTTATAAAACATAATGCGAGCATAAAACATAATGCTACTAAATGCGAAATAAATGCTACTCAAAATTCGCCGACATGTGTTTGCGGTAAGAAATACAAACATCTATCAAGTTTTCACCGACATAAAAAAATCTGTAAATTTTATTCTGAAACAAATAAGGACGAAAAGGTGGAATTAAATACGGACGATAATATTAGCGGAGATATGAATTATAAAGATATGTTTCTACATATGATGAAACAAAACCAAGAATTACAGAAAACGATGCAGGAAATAATACCTAATATTGGTAATAATAACAATAATATTAATAATACGAAGTTCAATATTAATGTATTTTTAAACGAACAGTGTAAAGATGCGTTGAATATTATGGATTTTGTTCATTCATTGAAACTTCAAATGACGGATCTGGAAAACACTGGTAAATTAGGGTTTATCGAAGGTACGAGCAAGATAATTATCGATGGTTTGAAAGAATTAGAATTACATCAACGCCCGGTTCACTGTAGTGATATACACAACGCGATTTTATACGTAAAAGACAATGATACATGGGAACAAGATAATGATAATAAAGATAAAATGAAGCATGTAATAGATGAAGTAAGTAAGGCGAATATGAAACAGTTACCAAAATGGATAACAGATAATCCGACCTATGCGACGGACCATGAATATATGAAAATTGTATCTAATATAATGAACGTGGATATGGAATATAATAAGTCGGAGATTATTAAAAATGTATCTAAGGAAGTAGTAATAGAGTCTGATGAGATAGTGAAAAAGTAATATACCACGATAATGTGTTCGGATATTTATGAAAAAAATAATTATTCATATATTTAAACATGTTTTTTTTTAAGTTACGTAATATTTCAAAGAAGAAAGAATCTAAAACAACAGAAAATAAATACAATAATATACTTGTTACAAGTCATGAATTTAATTTATTTGTGAATGAATTGAAGCACAGTAATACTGAGTTAAATAATCAAATTATGACTAATATGAATATGCAACATTATGTGGAAACAAGAATTAAACATTATTTAGGTGAAATGTATCCAATGGATATAGTGTATCCAAAGGATGATTATATAAATGTTGATATACTATTGAACGACATGGATAATACGAGACGAATATATCCCAAGGGTATATTTGAACATGGCATATACAGTAGTATGGTATGTAAACTCACCGCTCGTGGACTAATTGCGCTAAATTCAGGTGTAAGTGGATATACAAAGCGCCTCCTCCCTTATTTAGAGGCATATAATTTGAAGGACATATATATGTTATACTTAATAGGTGATGTAGAAAAACAAATTGATGATTATTATTTATCAAAAATACGATTGGAAGGATGTAATAAATCTGTAATCATAAAAGCCGCCAATTTACATAGACATTGGGGAGTGTTGTATTCAAAGGAAATGTTTGACAATGATATACCATTTCAAAATAAAATTGGAACTGCACTATGGAGAGGTGCAACAACTGGTCAGGTAGGTCGCTGCGCGAATCGATTTGACCTCGTCGAAAAATATTTTGATAATCACAATAAAATAGACATAGGATTTAGTAATATTGCTTGGGGGACAGTAGATACTTCAGGTAATATTATTAATTATCATTCTTATGCCAAGTGGGTAAAAGGCAAAATGTCGATAAAGGAACAGCTAAGATATAAATATTTATTGGCAGTCGATGGAAATGATAAGGCGAGTGGATTGAATTGGCAACTTGCGTCGAAATCATTGGTAATGATGGCGAAACCTACAAAAATCAGCTGGTTAATGGAGGACAGGCTCATTCCGAATGTTCATTATATTCAGTTAAAAAACGATTTTAGTGATCTCGAAGATAAAATAGAATGGTGTGAATCACACCCTAATGATTGTCAACAAATGGTAAATAATGCGAACAGTTTTATGTCTCAGTTTTATAACGAAAATATGGAACGATATATTGAGACGCAGGTAATTGTACGTTATATGAAAAAAATACAATTATCTAAGGTGCGATTTACATGATTATCATTTTCATAGATGTTCGCTTGCTGTTATTATGTTTTCTATTTATTATATTAATTTGAATATTTTGCGACGAATTTATAATAGATTTTTTCGTGATTGGAATAACATCATTCGTTTCGCTACCATTAAACCGAACACGATTGAAGAATACGGGAATATAAACCAAACGCATAGGTATTCGCTGTAATATTCGACTTTGACATTGTTCAGAATGAAGTGAATAATGTTTGCTATACTCTAATAAATCTGCGAATATGGAGCCATATATTTTGTATGTTATCATGTTGGTGATTGCAAAGCGGTCATTAAACTGATAATATAGAGCAAAGTTGGGAATACAAATAGTGTGGTCGCGAGCATGGCTAAAAAGGGATGTATTAATAGTATTTTTATACAAGACGTCTGGTCGTAAGAACATGATATAATCGAATTTTTGTTCTGATTTCGAAATCATGGATACTAATTGTTGTTTGGAATACATGGCGCAAATGAAATTATCTACGCTATTATAGTCAGTATTCCATGGATCAGGATGTGTTCTATACTGTTCTATATTTATTTGTTTTTTAATCTCATCTTGGTCATCAATTTGTATATAATTAGGTCTCAATAATTTATATTCATTGTTATCTAACTGAATTTGAAGTTCATTTGTTCGTATGTTATTATAGGTGGAATTTACTTTATAGGTATGCATGTATATGACAATCTCAATATTTTGTTGTTGAAGAGGACTAATAATATGTTGTTTGATGGATTGTATAGTATATTTTAAACTTCTGGTGATTCCCCAAAACCCCAGCGCGATTCTCATTATAATATAAAATTATTTTATATTACAATGATTTATGTTTTGGATATAGTGTGAATAATACTTACTAAACCGGTTGCGAATAGAAGCATTTTTGTATGGTCATCTGCCTTAAAAGTATGTGCGCTATTGAATGGATAAAATATATACATTAATAGTAAATATACTCCAATTAAAAAGACCTTCTCTATTTTTTCTTTGCGCCCAGTAACAGCTTGGATTTTTTTAAGAATTTTTTCTGAATCAAAGAATGAGTTTTGTATTTTTAGCCCCCATTCACGTAATAATAATATGACAAGTAACACTTTTAAACTAAGTAATAGATAAATATAGTAATGTAGAATTTTTTCGGAGTTCATTGTGTATATATATATCTTTGAATATTATTTCTAAAATATAATCATTAATATCCCCCTAATGAAAAAATAAAATTGAATATATATAAATAGTAAATATGTATGATATACAAAATAATATGATATCCCAAGAAAATACACGTAGGACATTATCCAGTAGTGCGAGTACATTTATAGAATTATTGCGCAAAAGAGCGGTTATTACGCCGGCGTCTTCTCGATATTCAATTTCTACACAGAAGTCAATTAAGCGATCTTCAACGCAAACTAATTTACACTTACAAGATAATTATAAATAAAATTTATTTGCGTATTATATATTATATATAATGGAAATTAATTTTACATTAATAAAAGTAATGGACCTGGCATATATAGCCATTATTTATTGCTTTACTGCGGTAATATTATCAGTTATTACGAACAAAATAAAAGATTATTTGCCTGAACAAAATAATTATGATAAATCAACCTTGCAACTGGTTTTTGAAATTATTGCGTATGTATGGTATATTGCGGTGATTGTGTATATAGTACGAAATATGGTAGCGCATATTCCATCGCCGTTTGATAATCGATTTGGTTTTTCTCATATCAAAATGAAGGAATTGCACTCGGCAGGTATGTTTTCTATCATATTTGTTCATTTACAGGAGGAGTTTATTGATAAACTGAAATATTTAAGAGATGACCGTTTGAATATAGTTTAGTTAGCTAAGGTTATAACTGATTTTTTATCTTTATCAATTATAAGTAGGTATGCCAAAACAGAATTTCGAAGAGAAAGAGATAGAAATACTGAGAGAAGCGGTAGATATTGCGGAAAAAAAGAGTAGTCAAAAGGTAGTATCATCGCCCGATGTTAAGAAAATTATTGCAATAGTAGAGAATTTCTTGCGCCAAAAAAAACTCATTTGCTACGGAGGTACTGCTATTAATAATATATTACCTGTAGCAGACCAATTTTATGATAAATCATTAGAGATACCAGATTATGATTTTTTCTCAATGAACGCACTGAATGATGCCAAAGAATTATCGGACATATATTTTGCCGAAGGTTATTCTGATGTGGAAGCAAAGGCCGGTGTTCATCACGGTACATTTAAGGTATTTGTTAATTATATTCCGGTAGCTGATATTACTGCGTTAGCAAGTGAATTGTATAAGTCAATTAAGAAGGAGGCGATTAGTGTGGATGGTATATTGTATGCGCCGCCGAATTATTTGAGAATGGCAATGTATTTAGAGTTATCCAGACCGAAAGGCGATGTGAGTCGATGGGAAAAAGTATTAAAGAGATTGATATTGTTGAATAAGCACCATCCGTTAAAAGGTAAGAATTGTAATTTGATTGATATTCAGCGTTCATTTGAATCCAATAAAGTGAATGAGGGTGATATGTATGAAATGGTGAAGAAGGCGCTTATTGATCAGGGAGTAGTATTTTTTGGTGGTTATGCGAATTCGTTGTATTCAGCACATATGCCGAAATACATGAGGAATTCGATAAAAAAAATACCGGATTTTGATGTGTTATCAGAGGATCCAAAGACGACGGCAACAATTGTAAAAGAGAGATTAGGATATGACGGTATTAAAAAGATTACTATTAAAAAACACGCAGCGATTGGTGAATTAGTAGATGAGAATTATGAATTGTCAGTGAATGGAGAAACAGTAGCGTTTATATATCGTCCAAACGCGTGTCATAGTTATAATATATTGCATACAAAGCATGCGAAAATAAAGATAGCGACGATTGATACAATGTTGAGTATGTATTTAGCGTTTTTATATTCAAATCGTGATTATTTTGATCCGGACCGTATCTTATGTATGGCACAATACTTATTTTCTGTTCAACAAAAGAATAGATTACAGCAAAAAGGGTTGCTTCGTAGGTTTAGTTTAAGTTGTTACGGTAAACAGGACACTTTAGAAGATATGCGTTCAGAAAAGGCCGCGAAATTCGAAGAACTTAAAGGTAAGCGCGGAACACCCGAATATGAAGAATGGTTCTTAAAGTACACACCAGGTGCGTCAGATAATGTGAAACCAAAGAAGCAAAATCTTACTAAAAAGGGAAAGTCTAAACCCAAGTCCAAGTCCAAGTCCAAGTCCAAGTCCAAAAACAGAAAATCCAGAAAAACCAGAAAGGTTCGACGAATTGCTGGTATAGAAATTTAAACGGTTAAGTGTTGTTTATATTGAATTATCATTTCATGTAGGTCTGAATATTCTAACCATTTCATATTCCATCCATGCGTGGAGGAAATAAAGTTCATCATAAATTCATCACCATATAAGTAACATGTTTCCAGTAATCTATTTATATAGGAAATTTGCTCTTTAGTAGAGAACACCACAGGATTTTGTTGTTCTATATTATTTACATACATCCAGACCTTATTATTCGGATGTAGTATACATCCGTCAGACTGTAACATAGAGGTAGGTACCAGAATTCGTTTATACGCACTTTCTCTAATGTCTAATTTATGTAATGTTTCGTCGCCGACTTTAAACAGTACACCTCCTGTACTTTTCTGCGTATGTTCAGTATTATATGCCATAGATAAATTGAATCTATTTCTGGGACCGAGCAATATAAATTTGCGTAAGTAATTAAAATCCGGTGATAAATATGCGGAATGTCCTATGGTTTCATGTCCTATTGTTGAATATCGTGAGTCATCTATCATTAGTGAACCGTAGCCAAATACAAATTGTTTCTGTGATTCGAGATAATGGTGTATACAATAAATAGTTATTGAGAGAGCAATAACTATTGTGATAATATTAATCATTTATTACACTATAATTAGATAATAAATGATATTCATTAAGCTCCCATAATACAATAGGTAAAATCCTTGAATGTTTTTAAAAAGAGTGAATGCGTTGTGTTTACATAAATAGATGTTTTGATGTTTTCTGGAATATACTGAGAAATGGTCAATGAAACATGAATTATAAATATACTGATAAGCCATACTAATTCACGTAAGCGGTAGATTGAGTAATTGATAACATTCCAGTCGTTAACATAACTACACATTTTGGTCGGACTATTTCGCAAGAAGAACTCATGTATATCTAAAATGCCTCCGAATGTTCTGCTTACGGCATTCGTGTCATAAAAAGTATTCAAGAATTTTTGTATTCCGCCAAAATTCCATAAGTTAATGAATAATATTTTATGTCCAATAATGCGTTCTGTAAAGATATGAGGACACATTGCGTCGGTGCAATTATCATAGGTAAGTTCGTCGTTGCTAATAATAGGAATAAAGGTGGTTTTGCGCAACTTGTCAACGAGGTCGTCATTGCTGGTGAATGTACTTACAATAATTTCTTTTTTTTCGGTGATATCCATATAATTAATAAATAGTCGGTCATTTAATTTTTTATATATATTTTTGTCCATTTTATGTATTTCTCTCTCGATGATATTTAATACTGAATCGAGGTGGAGAGTATTATTGAACTCTTTTCGCATATCGGTATATAAACGTTCGATGAGTTCTATTTTATTCAACATATAGAAGCATCCTAACAATGCTCCGACACTCGAGCCTGATATGCGATGCACCTTTGTGTATTTTTTATGTTCAAGTTCTTTAATATATAGTAAAGCGCCGTACATATATATACCCTTAAATGCTCCGCTGTCTAATACAAGATCAATTTCACTCGGAACATGCGTTTTATCGACATTTTCCAATAATTTATGAATATAATTTTTATAGATAGGCATATATACTTTTTGCATAAAATTATAAAAAAAGTATAACGATTAATAAAAGAACGATTATGAGCGGACCTGATTATATTGCCATTCAAATAGTGGTATATTGCGTATTGGGATTTGTAATAGGATATGGATGTAGAACCTTTGTATGTACAGATAATTCATTAGATCAGATAAAGGCTTTAGAAGAAGAAATTGATGATATAGAACAACAAACAAATGATGAATTGGATAGAAGGGCGGGCGATATTTTAGAAAGAATCGGTTCATTCAATAGTATACAAGCGTATCCAGTGGTAGAATCCGAATCGGAACATATAACTCCATCGGCACCAATGTACGATTCGAATGATGACACAGACAATTCTGTGTAAAAATTGTAACTATTTATGTAAGTCTAATGCCTTTGTGATTGCGTAGAAGTGGCTTGCGAATAGTATGCTAACAATAATGTAGCCGTTAAAATTAAAATTTCCATCTCCTGAAAATGCGATTGGAATATATTTTGCCATATTTTTTTTTACGAATGGTAGCTGGAAGATGAAAAAGAGAAACGCAACAAAAATAGGTACTTTCAACTCGTCAAAAATAAGTTCCATTGAATCTTTGCGGTTTTCTTCTTGATATTTCCTCTGCATCATTTCGTTTTCGTCGGCGTAATTTTTAATATAGTCATCGATTTGTGTAGTGTCTTGTGGAATATAATTAGGCTGTGTCTGCTGGTCAGTTACAATAGGCTGTGTATTTGTAGGAATATCACGCGACGGTAACTGACCAGCACCAGATGAGGATAATTGTTGAATTTCTTTACTGAATTCGTTGGGATTGTAAGGTACTGATTCTAAATCAGGTTTTTGTACACGTGTTTCTTTGGCTTCTAAAACAATATTTTGTTGTGAAAATTGTGAAACTGAAGGATCGCTCGGTAATTCTTCTATAGAACTTGTATTGCTCATTGATATAATATATTATACAGAAGGTTTGTTGAGTGTATTTACGCATTTATGCGAATGGGATATGTTTTTTTGATTTATCATAAGGAACTTGTTTATGCTTAACCTTATAACATGAATTATCGAATTTATATGTTTTGTTCTCTATTTTATTGATATTCGGTGCTTTAAATATAAGACAATTGCGTTCATTACATACTTTTCTAAATAAAGTAGCAAGTCCAAATCCTAAAATTATAGATATAACATAATCACTGTATTTTCCATAAAGTAATCTTTTAATTTCCATATACTATATAAGAATAAATTAGTTTTGAACAGGAATTTCTTTTATTTCGGATTCGTCTGATGGACATTTAACTTTGTTGTAGTCAAATGAAAATACATTATCTGCTTTATCGACATATTGTACGTTATCGGAGTTATTTGGACTGGGGTATACATATATAACAGTAGGGTCTGGTTTGGTAATATAAACGAAAAACAATCCAATTGCAAGACTAATAATAAAACTGGGAATATGGAAAAATTTCATGTTGATATATATATTGAAATATTATTTTGTATACTGAATAACTTCGGGGTCATTTTCTATAATAAATTCAGTATCTTTTACTGCTATTTCAGATTGAACTAAATTGTTTTGTTTCGCTATGTAAAAATCTTGCTCTAAATTATAGTAACTGTATTTTAACGCACGGTCTTTCTCAATCATCGGCATTAAATCATTTATATATAATTCAACCGCATCTTTGGTAAACTGTTTATCACTATTATTTTTCCCTTTTTGAATTAATTCTATGATTTCGTATTTTTTTTTTGTTATCACATCGTTATGTTCGGCGATTAATTTTTTATTTTTTAAGTAAGGGGTTGCTTCTATTAATTCATTCAGATATAATTCATATTCTTTATTGTTTTCGATAAATTCAGTTTTTATTTTATCGAATGCTGCTAATGTGTTAGATTCGTCCGAAAACTGAAAGAATAGATTTAATTTAGTTTTAATGATTTCATCCTTATCATGCTCCTTGCTATTATCAAACATATCAATAGCCCATGAAATTGTGCCATAATCCCCTTTTTGAATAAGAATATTGAGTTCACATGGTTGGAATTTATCACGCGATGTTGCTCCACATTTAGCTTGTAGTTTTCTTTTTTTTTCTATGAAGATTGTTCCCACTGGATTTTTACAATGAACGCATGGTAATCGCATCTGACGAACACGTTCTCTTTTTTCTGTCAGAGATAGGGATGAATTAGTGCTTATTTTTTTCTTTCTTGTTTGTAGAGCTTCTTCATATCGTTGTTTGAGTTTATAATAGGTATTAGTTATTTCTAATATTTTGGGGTCATTCATAATTGTATATGTTATGTACATATTTTTTTAGCCCATAAAATCTTGAAACTCATCTGTTAATTTAGGTAAATCGGTAATCATAGTGTTAGACGTCTTTTTCTGTTGCTGTTTGATATCTTGCATTAACTTAATTTTTGATAATATGTATGTTTTTTGTTTACGTAGCTTAATATCTTTTTCTATTGGGGTTAGTTTACCCTTGTATTGAACTACCAAAAAAATTGCTAAACCTAAAAAAAAGAGGATAAACCCTGCTATATTAAAAAAGGCGTTATTATATGTATTTTTTATGGTATGGCATTTTTTTAGTGTTTCATTGACGAAATATTTCATTCCAGGTTCAACTAACATAGGACGCTCCATTGTTAATACTCTAAATTATGAAAATAAATTATATATATTATTTATACATGGCTTCATCGTTTTTGGCATTAATATTATTTGCTATACTTTCAATCGTCTATTTTATCATTAAATATTTTATGTATTCCAGTTCGCAGATGAAAATAGTAACTGGTATTTATTTCTTACTTGTGATAGTAACCCAATATATAGTAAGTTTATCTGCGATAAAAGAAAAATGTGGAAACAATGATTATGTTGCGGCATTTATGACGACCGCTTTTCCTTGGACCTTTATATTTGGAATTCTATACATTGTAATGGCGATGTTTCCTGCGTGGAAAGCCCCATTTGCGAATACATTTGGATATGGTTTTGCGAGACTGGCGGGCGTTCGTACATTGTTGGTAGACAATATACTAAAGAAAGACGCATATAAGCAAGGGGGAGGAGGAATGCGTAAAATCTGGAAACGTTCTGTTCAGAGAGGTGGAGGAGAAGAAGAGGATGCTGGATTATCCAGTGTAAAGGAAATGACAAAGGCGATACAGAATATTTATAGTGATCCATCTATGTTAATAAACGAAATTACCATTGATAACTATGAAACATTTTGGTCTCGTATGAAGCCATTATTTAAGTCGAGCGCGAATGAACATAAGAATGCCCTGTTTAAAATGATTTTGCTCAAGGATGTAGTTGCCGAATGTCTATGGTATCTACTAACAGGTATGTTGGTAACCTCTATGGTTGCGAACTCAATTGTGAATACAAAATGTAGGTATTCTATGGATGAGATGAAAAAGAATCAAGATGAATCAAATAGGGCGATAAATAAAGAGGCTGAAACAAAAGAAGAACCTCGTGTATATTCATCTAATGAATAGAGTAAACAACAATAAAAGTAAATAAATCAAAATATATTGTTTGATTTATTTACACCACATACATTGTGTATTTTTTACTGAACAATCAATACAAATGGAAGGATATAAATAACAATAACCGAATGGATTTGATCCATGATTGGGGTTTGTATAACCGTGTACTTTTTTTTGGTGACATATATTGCAACATGCTCTACATGGACTTAATGGATAAATTCCAACTACGTCATATATTTTATGACGTTCGCATATATAATCGTTTGAGTTATTGGGCATCATTATACATTGTGTAAAAATAGCTTTAATATAGAATCTTAGGAAAGGCTAATAAGTACAAAACAAATAAATAACACAGAATAGCGGTTATGACAACAATTAACCACATGGGTAATATGGTTTTATTTCTATAACCGAGACCGAAATCTCTAAACGTTCCGTTTTTATTATATATAAAATTGGGCTTTATTGTATGAATAAGAGTAAAAATAATTAAAAATAATATTATAGAAAATGAAATTATATTTGATCGAATAAAACTGCGAGATATCATTATTATTGTTATATAATAATGATAATTATTATTTATTTTCATTAATAACCTTCGTCACCATCATTTTCGCCATGATCATCGTCATCTGGTATATGTGACATGGACATTTCTTCAGCTTCGATTTCTTGTCCAGTAAGAAATTCTTGCGCTGCTTCATCCGTAAAATGAACATTCATATCAAAATTTCCGGTTTGTAATCTTTGTTCAACTGACCCCTGTGTATCAAATATTTCGCGTCTTTCTTCATCGTAAGTTTCTTTGACATACTGTGTAAGACCTTTTTGGAGCCCTTTTCCCCATTCGCCTAATTTATGAGATTTGAATAATTTATTAATTTCTCTCTGTTCTTCTGTGAACTCTTTGAGTCTGGTCGTCTTGATAGTCTTCTCTTTATCGGAAGATCTGCTGATTTTTTTCATAATTTCTTCATGACTGAAATTGATATTTGATTTATTACTCACAAACCGTTTGGTAAAATTAATCAATAGACTCGCAATTTTTTCTGCCGATTCTAATTGTACACCAGCTACTATATCTTCTTCGTCGCCGTAGTTCCCGGTTCGGATGTCATCTATTTCCGCGTCAGTAGAAACTTCAGAGAAACGGCCATCCTTGCTGGCTGAAGGCGATTTACCAATCACGGTTTCTGCGTTTTTTATATAATATAAATATATTTTCAACAAACAATATTCGTATAAAAAGGAACTTGTGACTTTGTCGAATATTGAAACAATTTTCTTATCAGAACCAGGAAGTTTTGTTGGAGAGAAACAAGGTATAATACTACACAAAACAAATATATTCTTACATTCTTCCTGTATATTTGATAGTATACTATCAAAATTATATTCATAAAATTGCGGCAAGAAGGAGTAATAATCCATAATCGTTTTTTTAATATCAGTGTTATGATCATCTGAAAATCCCCAATGTTTACATATTTTGATTTTATCGTATTCTGTTTTATGTAATATAATATTTGGATAGACGTAACATAAATTATTGATACAATCCAACATGAACTCTAATATTCTATACGCACTATTATGTTCAATGTTCTGAAACTGGACATTTGCCTCTTCGCGTAATGGAGACCACGAGGTCGATTGATTTATGAATTCCATAACCGGCGTCATTTCCTTTGACGTGGAACGCCCATGAGTTAAAAGAAATTTAACGATATCTGTTTTCATTTTGTCGGTCTCCCTTGCCAAATAATTTTTAATAGCCTCTATTTCAGGAGTTTCGGTTTTCACACCAATTTCGAATGTGTCGAGAAGGGATGTTAACAATTCCTGTAGTTCCACTGGAATAGATGTATCGCCACTGTGTTTTAAAAACAGTAGCATGTCTCTTATTTTTTGAATTCTACTTATAGACTCGTCGTTTGAAGTGGTTGATTTAATATAGTTACGCTTATTAACTACTTTTAATAGCGATGTCAGAGACGAAGTATCATATAAAATATGTTCATGCTTTAAAAATGTTATCTGGTCAGATAATGAAACATGTTTTGGAAAATTATCGGGTTTTTTTATACCTATTCTTTCGAAATCTCTATGTAACGGAATATCATTTTTAAAATTGCATATGGAAATGAAGTAATTGTATATAACTTTCTCTGTAAACACATTTGATTCTGAAGGGATAGCCAGTTTTGTATTTGTGTCATACAAGTAGTATGGTGCCAAAGGAATTTCAGAAATGTCAGTAATTATATCTGAGTAATCTTTAATGGTTGAAATATCTCGTGTGATAGAAGCATCTTTACTAATAAAATATTCAATAGGTGTTTGTATTGAATCATTATTCATACAACATGTATTTTCCAAGAACGAATCTCCGGCATTGGTTTTAAGAAGAGCTTCTTCCTTCCTCACCTGTTTATTTATTTTTTCAAATATTTGAAGTGAAAATTTCATTATTTTAGAGCGAATAATTAGAATATCATCATCTTGATGAGAAGTCCCCGATTTCATTTTTTCTACGACCGAATCAATAAATCCGGATCCTAATGCTTGTAATGATTTAATCTTAAAATCGACAAGTGGAGGTAAGAATGTATTCCAATTAATAACGTCGTGTTCTATAGGAACATCTACATTTACATCGCCAGAAGTGATATATTCCATTTTTTTAGTGAGCATTCTTTCCATAGCGACGTCTTTTAATATGTTATTTTCAATTAAATCGCGAATAGTTTGACTGAGTGCGTCAGATTTAATTCCGGCTATACTATTCCATGGCGTGATAGATTTGGCCTTTATTTTCAATATAATACATGAAATATAAACGATGCCGTCCATATTAGACGATTTATCAAGTGGAAACCCATCAAATGATTTTATACATCCGGGAAATGTTTTTTTAGTTTTAATATTAGGTATAGCGGTTTGTACGAACATGTGCAAATAGGAAGCGGTAATAACGATTAACAAATAGTTTTTGATATCTTCATACGATTTAGTCTTTTTTCCTTTAGCTGCTAATTTAGCCTGGCGCTTTTTATGATCTTCTTCCGAAATAATCTTGCGCGTGTATAATTTCAATACATTCTGAATAATAGGTATATAATATTCTTCTACATTTATGTACATGTAGTTAGTCAGCGCGACAATTATTTTATAGATAGTGAGTGCTTCTGGATCTTCTATCATATCTTGTAGATTTTCCATATCATCCAATGAAATTTTCTGTTCTTCTTCAAGCAGATCGTTTGTTGATACTTTATATCCTGCTTCATTGCGCCCTTCTTCGTCTGAAAAATCGATATCGGAAATTTTTCTACCACTGTGTTTATCTACCCAATAACTTCCGTCATCACTGTGCTTACCTCTGTCTTTTCTAATTTTTTCCATTACTGCCAAATAATTTCCTCCATCTAAATAGGTGGATGCCATCAATGGTATAAAAGTGGGTAATAATTTAGTATTTGTTTCATTACAATATAGCCAATATGGACTTTCCGTTTCTTGTGCCTCTCGTGTAAATAGGAGTTTGAATTTCAAAATGTGATTTTGTTTTTTTACGAAATCTGGTTGTCCTAATATTATTTCAAGTATTTCAGAAAATGGACTTTTAACAACAGTGCTTCCATCTGATAGTTTTTCAAGTCCTATATTATATCGAATAGTATTATATTTATAATTGTTAATTTTATTTATTTTTCTGATCTGGGCAACTTGATTTTTGTAATAGGCGAAATTTGTTAGTAATACATTTGATAGGTCTTCAATAGATAATTCATGACTCAAATCGAATTCTTTTAATAAATTTTCCAATGATTTACGTTTCATTATAGATTCGGTTACATCGAGGTTCATGCATTTATCACTAAGAGTAAAACACTTGGGTTTAATATTGCAAAACATATTATCAGTAATGTCTGCTCCTTCAAATCCTTCACTTAATATCCATTTATTCAATACACGCTTGTAGTATTTATTTTTTTTGCCTTCTTCTTCTAATACAGCATAATCATTGTCAATAACGGTGCGTTGTTTGCGGATCATAGCCTCAGCTTCTGTTTGTGCGGATTCTTCATTTAATCCAATACTTTCTTGAAGTTTCTCGGTTAAAAACAGGGTAAATTCTTCAGGTGTTTTGGTATCTTGCTCATCTTTATATTCCTCTATAATATCATACCGTGTTTGATCATATTGTTTATCATAATAGATAGTTTTTTCATTGTCTTCTAACAATTCATCTAATTCGATGTATTTTTTTGCGATTGTTAGTGTGGCGCATGAATTGTCAGTGGCTTTTTCTTTTTCTATATATTCTTCGTATTGTTCGTTTCCTTTTTTTAGTTCATCTTGGATATTTACTGTTTCTAACAAATGAAGGTTGGCTAAAACGATAGCAGAACATAATAGTTTTCCTTTATCTAATGCGTAAATACTTCTTATTAACTCGGTTGCTGTTTTTGTTTTAATATCAGTAATTCCTGGAAAATAGTTTTGAAATATTACTTCGTCTAACAAATCTTCCTTCGTCTTAGGATGTTTACTATCTGTTAATAATTGGATAACAGAATTAAATGGGATCGAACTACTTGTAATATGTTTTGTAGTATTTTGTATAATACCCTGAAATATCTTCTGCTTTTCTTTGTATTTTTTTTTATAATCAAGTATTTTGATTTTTAAAAATGTATTCATTTCTTCATACATTTTATAAGTAATGTCATCGGTATAAATCATAAATGGTTCTAATTCAGAAACGAGTGAAATTAAACTCAGGTTACCTGTATTATATTGGTTTGTATATTCGAACAATTTTTTTGTGCGCGGAATAATTACATTTAAAAACTTATCATATATATTATGTTCTTCTACACTATCACTTACAGTAAGGTGTAAGTTTGTTTTTAAAAAGTTCGGTATAGTGGTGTAGTCAAATGCGGTTTCTAAATCATCAATAGTAATTTTTTGTGTGTTACCTATATTAGTCTTACTATAATATCCTCCCTCATTTAATCCTGCTCTGGACAAAATGGAGGTTCCTGGTAAATATTGCTTAGAATTTTCGATAACTGGTTTTGACATGATCATTATACTACGAGGCTGAATGCGCTCTGTATTAAGGATACGTTGATTGGTTATTTTTGGATTCATGTTTTGTTTCTGTGTCGCGAACGTATCTTCGTAGTCATCTATTTCGACGTGCTGTGTTAGAATATCAACGTCATTATGTAGATTTAATGTGGTCATTACCAATGGATTATTAGTCATTTCGTATGGTGTTAAAAATGTATCAATGGACCTCAAAAAATACTTGTATTTATTATTATCCGAAGGTGTGTTATTTTTTTTATAGTTTTCGAACATTTCGTTAAGATTATGTAAATCTTGTGAGTTGTCATGTGGATTAAAAAACAGATTATGAAGTTCCGCAACAGGTAAAATGGGTATATGATTTTTTTCAAAGTTTTGTAAATGATGAATTAGAGGACGATGTCCAGCGCCTTTTTTTTTCGGTATTAATGCGTTTCCATAATCGTCAAATTCTGAAAATTGATCGCGTAACTGAATGAATCGTTGTATCATTAGATTTAGACTGGTCATTACTTGTGTATTGCGCTGTGGTGTTGGAATATGTGCGAGTAAATCATCTAATAAGCTTGCGGTTTGTGTATCGATACTGAAACGCTGTTTACTTTTGTCCACTTCCCTCAGTATAGACACTTCACCTATTGCTTTACCATTAAAAATGGGTCCAGGTGATTCATTAAGTACTTTATCCACTTCGTCTGTAAAATCGGGTGTTGGAGTTGTTCCATAAAAATCATATTGTTCGTCTTCATCTTCCTGTTCTTCTGGTGTTTTTTCTACGTCTTCGGACAAAACCTCTGTTTCATCAACGAGAGGGTCAATTGGTTTTGTAATAGAAGGTGGAGGGCGTATTTTTATTTCTTCGATAAAAAGTTCTTCGGGTATTCCTTTGTATGCGAAATCGATATAAATGTGGTCGTTACTTGGATATAATTTTATTTCGATCATATCTTCTTCTAAATTAGATATTTGTCCAGTGATAATAGATGGGAATTCTCCACCAAAGTGAACATCAATCCACACATCAGGTAGTAAATTATTTTGTTTCGCGAACCCGTCGCTCGCACCACGCTTTAGTAAGATGAATGTTTGTATAGATTCATCTTGTAATGATTTGTCACTATTTAACAATAAGGTAAAAGTTTCATTTGTTTCTGTATTGATAATTTTGAGTTTAATGTTATCGATATAATCAATTAAAAACCGTTTATCATTATATAATTCGTTTGATGGCGAATCAATCTTAATAACATCGTATACTTGTAAAAAAATAGAATCACTTGAAACTGACATATCTTATATTTACAGTAGAAATTAATATGATTAACGTATTAAATCGATTTAAGAATAAATCGTTATTTAATGTTAATATCATGATGTCTCCTGTTGTATTTGATAAAAGTTATATTATATCCAGTGACGTAAATGATAAGCCTAATATTCATAAAAAGGGATACAGAAGTAAGAAAGGCGGTAATTACCAAATTTTGAGATATGATAAAGAGATGCTTGCCTATGATAATTATATTAAAATGGGAGTATACCGTTCTCTAATTGTAAATCTAAATAGTAAGAAAATGGTAGCATTTTCACCGAACAAGTCGATATCCATTACTGAATTGAAACCGGAAGGAATGGATAATATGCGCGCTGAAGAGTTCGTAGAGGGAACAATGGTCAATCTATTTTATGATACAGAACTTGAAACATGGGATATCGCTACTCGTAGTACTGTTGGTGGAAATGTGAAATTTTACCGAGATTCTGCGAAAACATTTTCTGAATTGTTTGAGGAAGCGCGTGTCGAATGCGGACTGAATATTGAAGATAATTTGGATAAGAAGTATTGTTATAGTTTTGTTCTTCAGCATCCTGAAAATCGAATTGTGACGCCATTTGAGAAAGCATCACTGTATTTGGTTGGTGTATTTCAATGTAATGATAATAAAGACGACATTGAGGTTTCGGGATACGATTTTACCGATACAAATAATAATACGAATTTACCAGAGGAATTACAGAGAGTCAGAGAATATTTGATTAGTAGTACAAATGTGAAATTCCCAGAAATTTATAATGAGACAGCACATTCGAAGGAAAATTATATTGAACAGTATGCGTCTTGTAATACAGATTATAAGACAGTGGGCGTAGTGTTTAAAAGTATCACAAATCCATTTATTCGTTATAAATGTCGTAATCCCAATTACGAGGAGGTACGACGTATGCGAGGTAATCAATCGAAAGGACAATATACTTATTTGGAGCTTCGTAAATCAGGAAAAATGAGTACCTACTTGAAACTGTATCCGGAGGATAGTAAGAAATTTGGAACATATCGAGATAACATTCATAAATTTACATATGCGCTGTATAACAACTATGTGCGATGCTATATTAAAAAGGAGAAACCACTAAGAGAGTGGCCACAGCAATATCGCATTCATATGTATAATATTCATCAGAAGTATATCAATGAGTTGGTGACAGAAAAACGTTCAATTCGTCTTGCGAGTGTTATTGAGTATTTTAATGATTTACATCCGTCAAAACAGATGGCACTATTGAATTTCAATCTGCGTTCAAATGAAAAAGATACTGTTCTAACAAATGTTGCAACCATTATTAAGATTGATGAAAATAATTGCGAACTATAATTGAAAAAAATACTATAAAATTGAAAAATGAATGAATTCAATTTTATAAAAAAAATAATTGCGTGTCGCTACTGCTTTTTAGATGTTAAAAGGTGTAAATAAAAAAATACATAAATACAATATGAATACTTATTTACTGCTTATTGTTCTTGTGTTTTTTGAATTCTTTGCGATCGTCTAATTATAGAGGGATTTTCTATTATTTCTTGTTGTCGTTTTTCTTTTAGTTCTTTACGATACTCTAACCTTTTTTCGCGAAGATATTTTTTTTCGAGTTCTCGTTGAATAAACTCTTCCTCCCTCATTTTTTCTCGTTCAGTTTCTATAATTTTGCTTTTTACATTTTCTTCTTGAATTTTTTTACGATAACTATTTTCAATTAATGTGCGTCTTTGTTCCCACAATTCCAACATAAATGGATAGTATCGTTGTCTAACTTGATAACTATTGTGTGTGCATAGTTCTTTTCGCATTTCGTTCCAGAGACGACGCTCTTCGCGTGTATTTACTTGTAATTGCTTAAACATTGTCTCAATCAGTTATTATTTTCTTATTTATAAAATTAAAAAAGTTATTTCAATTTTATAAAATAAATTTTTTATATAGATGTTATACATTTAACGTCTGGATCTACGGCTACGTCTGGATCTACGGCTACGTCTGGAACCAGCTTTGCGATTACGTGTTCTGCGACCACCTACTTTAGCTCCACATGATCCACCACGTCTTGATTTGCGACTACGTCTTCTGCGACCACCCAGCCATTTAATACCACTTTGACCAGTGCGAAATGAGTTCATAGCAGCACATATCTTTATCGCCTGTTCCTTTACCTTGGAATTAACTCCTGACCAGTCAGAAATAGACCAAGCACCTACACCTGCAAGTCCTGTTTTAATCGAACCACCTAATTCGGATATGTTAGAGTAATTCAATGTTGCTGAAAGTTGTAAAATAGCTCCGTTTAATCCACGTTGAAAAGTATCAGAGGCTGCTGAGTTCAAGCTTGTCATAGCGTGCGAAGCTACACAACTTAAAACGTAATGTCCTCCAGACATAGCAGCAGATAGAAGAGCTAATATTATAACACCATCAAATACAGTGCACTCGCCATCACCGCCGCGCATACCACCATATCTTTTACCACTTCTGGTAATTTTTTGAAATTCTCGGGCGAATTCAACAGGTTCTAAACCTTCTTTTCTTAATTCCTCGTTCATTTTGTTTTCAATTTCTTGAATCGATGGACAGCGATCAGTCATTATTTATAATATATAATATGAAAAAAAAAAATAGTTTATATACAAAGTTAAAATTGACGCAGTACTTTATTATATAATTCAATAGATAGATCAATCACATAAATGAAATTATTAATGACAGTAGTTTTTTGGGTAGGTTCATTGTAAGCTAAACGAATTGTGCTAAAATCATCATGTGGGTGATTTTTCCTAAACCCGCAAAATCCTACCGTTTTTTTATTTACAAAGTATTGATCGTATAGCATAAACTCAAGTAGTTTGCCAATTGTGTAGTCGTGATTCTGTAGCCGAATGTCGTAACAATTTTCTAATGTAGACGTGCTTTCTTCAATTTTAATAGCACCAGACTCAAAAACTTCCCTGAGTGCCTGAAGTTGTGTAATAAGAACATTACACGATGCCTTTACAATGTCATGATTTTCGAATACACCAACAGATTCAATTGTAAAATCATAACTATTCTCAACGAAATGTCTTTGTGAATCCAGAATATTCCAGTTTTTTTCAGCAATAGCTATTTCCTCTTTATTGAGACCTTTTTTCTTTGACTCTTTCAAATATTTTCCCAACTCGATGGTTCCTTTTTGATTGTCGACTGTATTACCATAGGCGCAGGTTGATACTACATTAAACATGCCATTATTTTTGGCAGATGAGATGGATAGTGTGCATTCAAAATGTAGCGCTTCGCCTTTAATTTCTGCTGACATTTGTGGGCGCAGCTTTACGATGTCGATATATCTTTTTGTGATAGGATCTGGAGGAAAGATCTTTGTGTTTTCGGCTTCGGATATGAACTTACTGTTTTTAATATCGTATACTTTGAAATCTTCTGTTGTGATGTATTGTATGGCATCTGAATCATTTACTTTTTCCACGATTATTTTGTAATTTTCAATAGGAAGCGATAAATCGGTAATATGAATAGGAACACAGCTCAATCGCTGTTTAATAATTTCGTTATTTAATTTAGTTGAATTTTTGTGAATAATACAATTATTTTTTTCATGTGGGAATGTTTCAAAAACAACAGACGGAATATCTACAACAATTGTTCTTCGCATAGCATTCGCTATACTTACATCTACACCACTTAGGGTGAATTCCATTTCAGCGCCCCGTTTATTAATTGTCACGACAGGTTCAGTCATTATTACTATTGTTATATATTTTATATTTAGGTTAAATTTATATCAATTTTATTTTATATTTAGTTAAAAAGAATTTTGTTTATTATTTTAAGTAATTATAGATGTCAAATATTTTATACTACAGTAATTATTGCACTAATTGTAAAAATGTGTTAACTACCTTGTCTAAAAGTGAAATAAAGGAAGAACTATTTTATTTATGTATCGACAAGAGGAAAAAAGGACATGATGGAGCCACTTATTTAGTATTGGAAAATGGACAAGAGCTTCGCTTACCTCCTACTGTTACAAAAGTTCCGGCATTATTATTGATTAATAATGGACATCGTGTATTATTTGGCGACGAAATCTACAATCATTTTAGACACAAAGAAACTCAATCAAAAAATATAGCTACAATGAATAACGGCGAACCGATGGCATTTTCTTTAGGTAGCTTGAGTATGAGTGGGGTAAATTCTGATAATTATAGTTTTTGGGACATGTCGAGTGATGATCTATCAGCAAAAGGTAATGGTGGTCTAAAGCAAATGTATAATTATGCGATTCCTGATAATGATACGTCTATAGAAACCCCTCCAGATAATTATGTGCCTGATAAAATTGGAGGAAATGTGTCACTTGATTCTCTTGCTCAATCTCGGGAGAAAGAATTATCAAACAAGTAAAGAACTGGTTAATAGTTATTTCGTTAAAATATTTAAAAAGAAAAAGTGTTATTCATCTATAGATAAATATGGCAGATAAGAGTTTGGTTTTGAAAGGCTTTAATGAACATTTTATGGAGTTTATTACTGATATAAGTAACGTATTTCCAGATGACTCTGAAATCCTTGCAAGTAAAAATGCTTTGACTATGTTAAGAAAAGCGAACCCTCGTATGATTATTGATGTGTGGCATCGACATATTACGATTAAATACGAGGATGAAATAAACAGTTCGAATATAGACTTCTTTGTGAATAAAGATTATAGTAATGATGTTAAGAGTATGAACAATACTGATAAAATCATTAGTAAGATTAATATGTTAAAACAACCTATTTCTGAAATGAGTGAGACGGACCAAGCAAAGACATTAAAGTATATTCAAAATCTATCTAAACTAACCAAATTATATTTTATAAACTAAGATTGATTTAAATAGGAATTATTATACATTTGTATAATGGAAAATTATCGCGAAGAGTCTGAAAAAAATACGGATATTCCAACTGAATTTAAGAAAATTACAAAGGATTTTGTCAGGGATATATTAACCACGTTTCCGGAGTATATCCCAAAATTGTGTGATGATTTGAAAGATATTGGTATGAAAGAGCATTGTGATGAATCTGTGAGTAGAGTATATGATTATTGTAAAACGGTATTTCCAGAACGATTTTTTGATATTTTATATCAAAATGAGGATATTTTTACTGATTTGAAAGTAAATACTGAATTTTTACCAAATATAGATTTCAAATATTTTTGGTCATGTGATATTTCGGATAAGACCAAAGAAACTATTTGGAAATATCTGCAACTCATGTTGTTTACGATGGTAGGGTCATTCAATAATACCGACAGTTTTGGAGATACAGCGAAGATGTTTGAGTCAGTCGACCAAGAAGATTTTAAATCCAAATTGGAAGAAACCATTGGGCAAATGCACAATGTGTTTAATTCGAATGAAGGCGATAAAACGAAAAGTGGGATAAATATGGATAATATTCCTAACTCCGATGAATTGCATAATCATATTACAGGAATGTTAGGAGGTAAACTTGGAAATTTGGCACGTGAAATAGCAGAAGAGACCGCAGGTGATTTGGATTTAGATTTAGGGGATGATGCAAATATGGATGACGTGTTCAAGAAAATGATGGGGGATCCTTCCAAGCTAATGGGATTAGTAAAAAATGTTGGCAGTAAATTAGATAGTAGAATTAAAAGTGGCGAATTAAAAGAGAATGAACTTTTACAAGAAGCTGGAGAGATGATGAAAAAAATGAAGGATATGCCTGGTATGGAGAATATTCAATCTATGTTGAAGCAAATGGGTATGAATATGCCTGGAGGTATGGGTGGACGAGGTCGAGCAAGAGGTGGTCAACAACCAGATCTTGCGTCATTTAATAATATGATGGAAGAGCAAACAAAGCAAGCACAAATGCGTGAGCGTATGAATAAAAAAGCGGCAGAAAAGCACCGATTAGACGCATTGCAAAAGGCGAAAGAAGCTGCTATGCCAAAAAGAACAGAAGAAGAAGCTGCTAAGGCGATGAAAGAGTTGCTTGAAATGGATGAAGCAGATAAATCCAAATTAAATACCGATTCATCATCTAAAAAGAAGAAGAAGAAAAAGAAGAAGGCTTAAAATAATAATTATGGTATTTATACTTATAAATTTAATGCATATAAGTATAAATGACGAACGATAATTCTGATATAAAATAAATTATATCTTATCAATCATTTCATCGAATGTATACATTTCTTTATCTAATTCTACACAACTACTATCTATAACATCTACTATTTCGATAGTAATGTAATCTGGAACGCACGTAAGGTCCAAATACTGAACTACATCACTCAAAATGTGTAATTTTAATTTGAAATCCATATTATCTACTATACATTTTCCTGTCCATCTTTCTAATGGTAATATTTCATTTAAAGAACTTACACGTCCGCGTACTCCTTGATATTTTCCTTCACGTTTTCCGGGTTTTCCTGATGGGCATTTCATTCGCCATTCGCATGATAAAGCGTTAATATGATTTGGGAATCCTGATAACATGGTACATATTTCCCATGCTCCTCCTTTACCGTGAGTGGCTCGTGCGCCGCCTTTTATTTCTTCATTATGTTGCCTTAATCTTCGCATAGGATTGTTTGTGGAGCCGTTATATGTATTATTCTTGAATTGGGGTAATTTATTTCTTAAAATGTAACAATACCACATTATACTTATCTATTTGTTTTTTTATTCTGTTATTGAACTAATCTCAGAATATTTTTAGAATAGTCAAGTTTCATTATTTTAAAAATAATATGATTAATTATAAAAATAGAATATATATAATGACTGTAGAATTTTGGACAGAAAACCCATATGTATTACTTGATAAAACATATATAACTGATATTTGGCCCTCAGAAAACATGGATTATACACAAAAAATGAATGCAATATCCAGATTGATTATGATATTATCAGGTTTAGGATTTATCACATTGCGATCATTTCCTATTTTGATTACTGGTATTGTTACTTTAGGTGTAATTGTTCATATGTTCAATAATAACACAACCAGTAGTGAATCTATTAAATCATTCGCGAAGGAAGGATTTACAAATAAAAAGAACTTTGATATTATGAAGCATAATTTTGAAAAGACTCAGGTGAAAAATCCTTTAAGTAATGTATTATTACCAGAAATTCAAGATAACCCTACCAGGAAATCAGCGCCCCCCGCATTTAATCCAAAGGTAGAAAACGATATAAATGAAAATACAAAGAATATGGTCGCTCAGTTAAATGAATCAAATGAAGGCATAGATGAACGTCTTTTTAAAGATTTAGGCGATAATTTTGGATTTGAACAATCAATGCGAAATTTCCATAGTATGCCAAATTCGCGTGTTCCAAATGATCAAAAGGCATTTGCCGAATATTTGTATGGAGATATGGTTTCATGTAAAGATGGCGATAGTTTAGCATGTGATAGAAATAATTATAACAAATATCCTGGAAATTAAATTTAACGGTTTAGTAATTATAATATATTATTATAGTAATAATAATGGCTTCAGTTAGTGATTATACTTTTAATAATATGTCGCGAATTGGTAATGACAATTGTGACTTAAGTCAAAGAAACCAGCAAAGCACAAAAAATGCGAATTACATGCTTACAAATTTTGGTGCTTCCGATTGCTTAATGAAAAACAGCATGGATATGGCACTATCGCAACCAAATATTAACTATAGTGGACCAAAGCAAATGGCTCTTGATGGGTGTAATGTAGATACTAATTCTAATCTATTGATTGGATCAGTTCAAACAAATCCTCGCTGTCGTATTGATTTACAAGAAAGACCATACAAGACGGTTCCGTTCTTGGGACGTGGTGCCGGTAATCCCGTATTAGAGTCTCAATTAGTGCAAGGAGAGCAACATTCAAGTAGAAAAAGTATTGATCCTTCCTCAGAGAAGTCTTACATTCCTTTATCTCAACCAGAATTAATTCCTTCACTTGCGTCTACTGTCAATAATCCTGCTAATTTGGTAGAGGGTGTTGCCGCTGAGGGTTGGATTCGTGGTGGTTTACCTTCTCGTGAATTAACCAAAGATTATGACTATTTCACCGGAAAGAACAAATAAGTGATTATATCAAAAAATGAATATAAAATATAAGGCATATTATATTTTATATGATAAATTATAATACTGATTGTATAGTATCTTATAATGACGACGATGATGATTATAGAGTATCACTATTAAACGCATATAATATAATAATGAATGACAATAATTTAGACGAAGTATTTTTAACATTGTGTGTAAGGCAGCGGGATTTATTTGATCATATTAAAACGAATGCTAATATTCTAACTATGTTTGATGATATGTTTAAATCAGATAATAAGCCTAATTGGGTATCAGAT